CTCGTTCTACTGGAGTGCCAGAGTTTAATAATGAATCAACAGTTGCTATTGACGAACAGAATGTAACAACCGTTGATGAAGAAGGAAACTTTGCTTCTTCGAAAGAAGAAGTATCAGTTGAGCAAGTATTTGTAGACGCCCTAATGGGCCGTCGTAAACTTTAGAAACAAGGAGATAATTAAAAATGAGTTTAGCTAAATTTCGCAAAGTAGGCACTAAAACCGGTGCTGGTCGCTTTGTGGTTTCAGAAGGTATTGCTCCAGCAGCATACCTCCTTCCACATCCTGGTCTACCAACTTGGTATCTTGACTCAGAAGACGACCGTTTTGAGATAGTAATCCCTAAAGGAACTATCCTTTCTGTCGTAGCAGATGCAAATGGTGACGCAAGAATCGTACCAGCTAATGGTACCAGTTCAAGCCAAGCCTATGGTGACAATATGCCTGCAAGTTGGGATCCATTAGATGGAGCAACTCCAGCTTACAGCTCTGGTGCAACTGATACAGTTACAGTTGCGGCAAGATCGGTTCCAATCGGTGTTGCACAGTATGACCTGTACCGTCCTTTTGATAAGGGCACCTCACAAGGCGCTGGCTTCATTACCCATGGTTATGTTGAATACCCAATGGTAACCGGAATTAACAACACCGTAACAGTCGGTAGTGTTGTTCGCTCTGACCATATGGGTCGTCCAGTGTTGGCAGCTGCAGCCAACTTCCTTAGCGGAAGCGATGTCTATTCTTACCTCCAGGTTGGTAAGGTAGTCGAAGTAGAACAGTTTGCAACCAACTTTGATGATGGTTTGCTTTCTTACATGCAGCTTCCTTCAGATCCAGGTGCACTTAAGACAGTATTTGAACTTACCCGTTCAGGCACTTTCTCAGGTAAACTTGGTATCCGTAGTAATCTGGATGTCAACAACGTCATTGGCGCTTTCCGCGTCAACCTAACCTTATAATACTAGCAGGAGGAAAATCCTAAGATGAGTAAAACAATCCAAGAACTTCTTTCTGGTCTCCCAGCATGGGAAGCAGCATTATCAGAGGATGGGTATATCGATGAGAACAATAGAGTAACCGTAAGGGAAGCATTTGCATCACCTGATGCAGCAATACTTTTCCCCAAGATTATCTCTCGTACTCTAAAGGAAGCAGCTGAGCCACAGCTTTTGGTAACTCCTTTGCTTTCAACAGTACGCCTTGGCAAAGGTCGTTCCCTCGAATTCCCAGCCGTTAATGCTATTCAAGCAGCTGAGATCCCAGAAGGACAAGAGTATCCAGAGCAGGCACTCGCCTTTGCAAAGCAAATTGAGGGTAAAGTCTCAAAGAAGGGCGTGAAGTTAGCATTCACCGAAGAAGTCATCACTGACTCACTTTGGGACATTGTTGGTCTTCATGTTCGTGCAGCAGGTCGTGCTATGGCACGTCTCAAGGAACAAATCGCACTAAGTCGCTTCAAAGATGCTGCAACAATTGTCTTTGACAACGATGATGCAGGTTATGATGACACAACTGGTAAGGGTTTCACTGGCACAGCCAATGGAACAGTTACTTGGGATGACATCGTTGACATGGCGGCTGTTCTTATGGCTGAAAAGCACATTCCAACAGACTTTATACTTCACCCACTTATGTGGTCGGTATTCCTTAAGGATAGTATCTTCCATGCAGGTGGCGCAGCTTCTGCTGTTGGCACAAGCTGGGGATACCGTCCTCAGTCACCGGATGCAGCACTCAATGCAACCGCTCCAATGGGTCTTAATGTTTTGGTTTCACCATTCGTTAGCTTTACAGCTAAGAGTGGCGCAACCGCAGCTAAGTCAGACCTTTTCTTGATTGACCGTAATGAGGTTGGTACACTCCTCGTTAAAGATGACATGACAACAGATCAGTTTGATGATCCAAGCCGTGACATCCGTCAGCTTAAGATGAAAGAGCGTTATGACATTGTTATGCTTGGTGACGGTGAAGGTATTACTGTTGCTAAGAATGTAAGCCTAGCTCGTAACTACGAGGTTCAGCTCACTAACGAAGTTTAATAACCTTAGGACAATTATAGTTATGGCCACTAATCATGGCAGTCCGTGGGATAAGGGGTGGTTGCGAAAGCTTCCACCCCTTATCTTTTTTTATAAACAAGTATTACTAATTATGTATACGTCAATAAGGAGAGAATGTGGCCCTATATCTTATAGAGAGCGCTAGTGTTGATTCTGAAGTAGTAGTTATCAAATTTGGAAGAACTGTTAAAATCAGTTCATTAATAAATTCAAATTTTATTGTTCAAACAACAGCTGCTACTCCAGTCCCTGTTGCTAGTCCATTTACTCCCATAAATACCATTAGTGACTATAATCAAATATCCAGAACGCTAAGACTATTCTGGGATGTTCAACTTCAGTCTGGTCAAGAATATGTCGTTAGAGTAGCAAATTTACTAGATGCAGTAAATGAGACCATTGCAGAAGAGCAAATAAAGTTTACAAAGTCAGATGATGCTACTCCTTCAACTATTACATCTTTTCAAGAGCCTTTGTATGAAGAGATATTAATAGAAGATAAGTCAGTCAGAGCAGATGCATTTTCTACTGTTCAGATTTTAGCCAAGAACCCTAATTTTTATATAGTTTCTGTTGATCCAGAAAACGGAGCATTTTATATAGATAGAAAATATGGTGACGGCAGAGTTACTGTTCAATTTAACGCAAGGCCAGCTTCAAACTTTTTAAATACAAAATATTTTAAAGCTCAAAAGAAAAAAATACAAAGAACACCATCAAGATGGGAAAATGTTGAAGCAAAAGTCTCAATGCACTCTTGGAAGCCAGAGATATATATAGACTTTCCATCATTTGATGCAACTCCAGTATTCAATGTAGATGGAAAAGAATATTATGAAACTGGATATAAATATAGAGTAATTTTATCAAAAGATATAGGCATATAGAGTGGCTAATTTTGTTTACAAAAAAGCAAAACAAGCTATTCTAAATGGTCAATTTAATTTTAGTGCTGATTTATTTAGAGTAAGCTTCATTAAAAGTTCATACATTCCAAATGAAAATTCTCATGAATTCTTATCCGACATACCATCTATCAGCATTGCCCATACTACAGAAAATATTACTGGAATAACAAACAACCTAGGCATTATAGATGCCGGAGATTTTACTTCTACAATTGCAGCAAATACAGCATTTAATGCAATAATTTTTTATAAAGTTGGGTCTAATGATGGAAATTCCAGACTACTATTTTATATAGACAGCTCAACTGGTTTACCATTTTCTGGTTCTTCAGAAGTAGTTACTGTTATTTTTAACTGGAATAATGATATTAATAAAATACTTTCTATATAGGAGAATTAGAAATGGCAACAAATTATCCAAATAGTTTAGATGTTTTAATTAATCCAACATCAACCGACAGTTTAAATTCTGCAACAGTTCCACACCATTTGCAGCACGCAAATTTAAATGATGCAATGGAAGCAGTTCAAACTGTTTTAGGACTAAATCCAGCTGGATCACATTTAACTATTAAAGATAGAATGGCTGCTTCAGAAGCTTTAAACGGATTGAATGACGTTACTATTACATCTGTTGCAACAGGAAATGTCTTGCGATATAACGGCTCTGAATGGGTCAATCACGCAGAAATAAATTTAACCGACGGAGGAAATTTCTAAAATGCCAAATACAATTAGAATTAAAAGAAGAGCTTCTGGAGGAGCAGCCGGTGCGCCATCGTCACTAGAGAATGCCGAACTTGCCTATAACGAAGCTGATGATATTCTGTATTATGGTAAAGGAACTGGCGGTGCAGGTGGCACGGCAACGAGCATTCCAGCTATAGCTGGAGCAGGAGCCTATACCACTCTTGGAACTACTCAAACAATTTCTGGAAATAAAACTTTCTCAGGAACTTTAGAATTAGGTTCTTCTGCAACCGCAACAACAAAAACGGCTGGCAACAACTCAACAGCAGTAGCAACTACTGCATATGTAGATTCAGCAGTAAGTGGAGTTAGTGTATTTGGTGGATTAAGTTTTGCTGGAGACACTGGAACTACTCAAAGCATTGCAAGTGGTGATACTCTAAATGTTCTTGGTGGAACTGGCTTAAGTTCAGTGGCTTCCAATACAGATACTGTTACAGTTAATCTCGATAATACAGCAGTAACAGCTGGCTCATATGGTTCAGCTAGTGCAATCCCAACCTTTACTGTTGACGCCCAAGGTCGTTTGACCGCAGCTGGAACTGCTTCTATATCTACTTCATTTACAGTAGATGCAGATAGTGGTTCAGACTTAACAATTTCTGGTGGAGATACCTTTAGAATAATTGGTGGCACTGGCTTAACATCGACGGCTTCTGCAACCGACACACTTACTTTGGACCTCGATAACACAACCGTAACTGGTGGATCATATGGTTCTGCTTCATCGGTTGGAACCTTTACGGTTGATGCCCAAGGTCGTTTGACGGCAGCAGCTTCGACTACTATAGAAATTGCGCTTGGAACAAATACTTCAGGAAACTATGTAGCAACAATAACTGGTGGAACTGGCGTTACCTCTTCTGCAGCAACAACAGGTGAGGGAACAACTCACTCATTGTCAATCGGTCAAGATGTAGCAACGTCTGCAAGCGTAACATTTGCAGGACTTACGCTTAATAGCGGAAGCATGGTTTTTGAAGGTGCAACCGCTAATGATCATGAAACAACCCTTGCTGTTACAGATCCAACCGCAGATAGAACAATTACTCTGCCAGATGCAACTGGCACTGTAGCACTTACGGCAGATAAGCTTTCAGCTTTTGCAGCGACTTCATCATCAGAACTTGCTGGAATTATATCGGATGAAACTGGTACTGGAGCACTTGTATTTGCTAATACGCCAACACTTGTAACACCAAACATTGGTGCTGCTACTGGTACATCTCTTACCCTTTCAGGTGACTTAACAGTTAATGGTACGACAACTACAATTAACTCAACAACCATCACAGTTGACGATAAGAATATCGAGCTTGGTTCAGTAGCAACTCCAACAGACGCAGGTGCTGATGGTGGCGGTCTTACGCTCAAGGGAGCAACAGACAAGACCTTTAACTGGATTGATGCAACTGATGCTTGGACTTCATCCGAAAACATGAACCTTCTAACTGGTAAGTCATTCTTAATTGCAGGAACTTCTGTACTTAATGGCACGACTCTTGGTTCAGGAGTAACTGCATCAAGCCTTACCTCGGTTGGCACAATAGCAACTGGCGTATGGAATGGTACGGCAATAGCCATAGCTAACGGTGGAACCGGCTCTACAAGTGCTGGAGACGCTCGTACGGCTCTTGGATTGGCAATTGGCACTGATGTACAGGCTTACAACTCTACGCTTGCTGCAGTGGCTGGTGGAACATACACTGGCGATGATAGCATTACAACTGTAGGAACTATTGCAGCTGGTACTTGGAATGGCACAGTAATTGGCTCAACTTATGGTGGAACCGGAGTAAACAATGGAGCTAGCACCATTACTCTTGGTGGTAACCTTGTTACATCTGGCGCCCATGCTACTACGCTCACTACAACTGGCACTACAGGCGTAACTCTTCCAACAACGGGAACTCTTGCTACTTTAGCTGGATCTGAAAGTCTTACAAATAAGACAATTGATTCTTCTAATATAGGCGCAACAACTAAGGGTACAGGTGGTTTCACTACCTTAACCTCAAACGGTGCTACAACATTTACTGCAGCAACAGCGTCTTCGTCTTACACAACTGGTACTTTAGTTGTAACTGGTGGAGTCGGAATATCTGGAGCTCTTTATGGAAACAGTAGTGCTTTGGAAGGCTTTATAGTTGACGGTGGAACATTCTAAGACTATAATTAATCAACACTTTACGTATGGAGTAGAAATGACAAATCAATATAATATATTATTTGTCAATAGGTTAAATTATGGCTATTAATAGTGGAAATACATCAGGTACAAGAAAAAATAACGTACCAAATATAGTTGGAGATAAACCAGCAGTTGCCGACCCTAAATTAACGGCAGCTGAGTTTACTAAACGGAACTGTAACTAATACTGCTTTAAATGATCCAACTGCTGGGCAACCTTTATTAACAAGATTAGATGAGATCCTTTCTTCTAACCCTGCTGCCAATACTGTATATCCAAGAAAAGAAGCAGTAGGCTATACTAAGTATAGTCCTTATTTTCCACCTTTCTTCCCACCGTTCTTCCCACCTTTCTTCCCACCTTACTTCCCACCTTACTTTCCACCTTACTTCCCACCGTTCTTCCCACCGTTCTTCCCACCGTATTTCCCACCATATTTTCCACCTTACTTTCCACCTTTCTTCCCACCGTTCTTCCCACCATATTTCCCACCAGGCTTTAAATAAGGAGTAGCAAATGGCTAATGTTATTAAAATAAAAAGATCAGCAACAGCTGCTGCAACTCCAAACACCTTGGAATATGGTGAGTTAGCCCTTAACTATGCTGATGGTAAGATGTTTTATAAGAATTTATCAGGAAATGTTGTAGAGTTTCCAGCTACTGAATCTTTATCTATTGATGGAGGAAACTCTCTTCTTGGTATTTCTGAAGCAGAAGTAACTAACTTTATTTCAGTTACATATGATGGAGGAGAGCTTTAATGGCTGGCGCAAGGATTCAGTTCAAAAGAGCCACTGCATCATCTTGGTCAACTAATAATCCAGTTTTGTTTGCAGGAGAAATTGGTTACGAAACAAATACTGGAAAACTTAAAGTTGGAGATGGCACAACAGTCTGGAATTCTCTTTCTTATTTAACAGCAGACATAAGCGGAGCTGACCTTTCTGATCTTTATGACGTAACTATTACATCGGCCACGGACGGCGACTTCCTCAGATGGAACGGGACAGCATGGATTAACGACGCAGTAAACCTTTCAACAGATACAGTTGGCGATTATGTTAGTTCACTTGTTGCCGGAACTGGAGTAACCCTTTCAAATAACTCAGGTGAGGGAGCAACTCCAACAATTGCAATTGGGCAATCTGTAGCGTCTGGTGATTCTCCAACATTTGCAGGTCTTACCATTAATGGCGCAAGTATTATTATTGAAGGTGCAACAGCAAACGATTTTGAAACAACACTAACCGTCGCTGATCCAACCGCAGACAGGACAGTTACGCTTCCAGACGCGACTGGGACAGTTGCCCTTACCTCGGATGTTACAACTCATGCAAACTTAACAGAAGCTCATGGCGCAACTGGGGCAGTAGTTGGCACAACGAATACCCAAACTCTCACCAACAAAACTCTCACATCTCCAAAAGTAAATGAAGATGTTGTACTGACTTCTACGGCAACGGAATTAAATGTTCTTGATGGGATTACTTCCTCAACAGCAGAACTCAATATTCTTGATGGCGTTACTTCGTCTGCTGCAGAGTTAAATATTCTTGATGGTGCAACGCTTACTACTACTGAATTAAATTACGTGGATGGTGTTACCAGCGCAATTCAAACACAAATTGATGCAAAAGCACCATTAGCTTCACCAACTTTTACTGGCACCCCAACACTGCCAACTGGAACTATCGCTACAACCCAAACCGCTTCAAACAACACTACAGCAGTTGCTACAACGGCCTATGTTGATGCCGCAGACGCATTGAAGGCAAACCTCGCATCACCAACTTTTACTGGAACTCCTACCCTGCCAACTGGCACGATTGCAACTACACAAACCGCCGGCAATAATACAACTGCAATTGCAACAACTGCCTACGTAGATGCAGCTAATGCATTAAAGGCGAACCTTGAGAGTCCTACGTTTACAGGAACAGTTAGTGCAGCAGGTCTTACACTTTCTGGCGATTTAACAGTTAATGGTACAACTACAACAATTAATTCAACAACAATTACTGTTGACGATAAAAATATTGAGCTGGGGTCCGTCACTACGCCGACAGATGTAACAGCTGATGGTGGCGGTATCACCCTTAAAGGCACTACAGACAAGACGCTTACCTGGGTTGATGCAACGGATGCCTGGACATCTTCTGAAGATTTTAACTTGCTCACAGGTAAAGCCTATGAAATTGATGGGACATCAGTCCTTAATGCCACTACACTTGGCTCAGCAGTTACTGGATCTTCACTTACCAGCGTTGGAACAATCGGTACAGGTACGTGGCAGGGTACGGCAGTAGCTGGTGCATACGGTGGTACAGGAGTAGCAAACACTGGCAAGACGATTACTCTTGCTGGTAATCTTACTACAACAGGCGCTTTTAATATAACCCTTAATACAGTTTTAGGATCAAGTGTAACATTACCATCTACGGGAACTCTTGTTAACGAAGCAGTTACAACCTTATCTGGTCTTTCTTCTATCGGCACTATAACTACCGGCACTTGGAATGGTACTGCTATTGCTGGTCAATATGGCGGTACAGGTGTAAATAACTCAGGAAAAACAATTACGCTAGGTGGTAACCTCACAACTTCTGGCATGTATAGTACAACTCTTACAGTTACAGCTAATACAAGCGTAACTTTACCAACTACTGGTACATTAGCAACGTTAGATGGATCTGAAACTTTAACTAATAAAACTTTTACAAGTCCAATAACCAATAGCCCAACTCTAACCCTTTCAACTTCATCGTCTACAACAGATGCTAGACTTTCTTGGGATAGTACCAATAAGAAATTGCAAGTTGGTAATGGAACAATAACATTAGACTTTGCTTCTTCTAATGTTGTTACGAATGCCCAGGTAGCTAGCTACACACTCGTATTAGCCGATAAAGATAAACTTGTAGAGGTAAGCAATGCCTCAGCTAATACCCTAACTGTTCCCTTGAACTCTTCTGTAGCTTTTCCTGTAGGAACTCAGATTACAATATTGCAAACAGGAGCCGGACAAACAACTATTACTGCAACTGGTGGAGTGACAATAAATGCTACACCAGGACTTAAGCTTAGAGCTCAATGGTCTTCTGTTACTTTAATTAAAAGAGCTACAGATACCTGGGTAGCTCTAGGTGACTTGCAAGCTTAGTCTTTTTTGACGCACCAAAAAGTAGTAGAGCACCAACGATAACCACTAGTTATTTCCATGACTCCATGAGGAAAGTCATCATTAGCTGGAAAACAAACAAATAATCCAGGTTCTGGCTTTATTAAAAGATCTTGATTTGGAAAGTATATTTCTCCGCCATCAAAATCGTCATTGTAGTAAAGGACTGAACTAATATCTCTTGATGGATGTCCAGCTCCTGTTTTAAAGCCAACCTTTTCATTTTGAGCGGATCCATGATCAAGATGCACTGGCATTGAATCACCAGTCTTCATCTCTACTACACTACATAATCCCTCATCATAAACGCTACAATTAAAAGAAGTTTCTATAATATTTTTTATTTTATTATAGTAGACTTCAAGCAAGTTGGGCAACGTTTCACTTCCGTTTCCAGTATATACTCCATATGGAGAATATCCAGTTTCATCAAGTATAACTGGGGTATTTTTTAAATAAAATGTAATTTGTTCTGAATCTTTTTTATCTAAAATATTTTTTATAATATAAATCTTGTCCATTTTATTTTAACCTCTTGTCCATTTTATTTTAACCTAGAGTATAATCTGTTTCATTAACGAAAATCCAGTATCTAGAAAAAATTCTTTGGCCAGGAGTAAAACCACCTTTTACCGCATGAATCATATAGCTTAAGTCTACAATTAACAAATCGCCATTAGACCACTCCCACCAATTTTGAATATTTACATTATCCTCTACTTGTTCTTTATACCAAACAACAATTTCATTAAATAATTTAATGTCTTTTTTTGATGGATGTTCTTTATTTACAGAATAAAGAACATCTTCATAAATGGGATAGTTTGGAGAAAGTCTAATAATTTTTTCATCTTTAATTCTATGATTTTGTATACATTTTCTTGGTAAAATATATACACCTTCAGTCATTACGTCGCACACGTCTAAGAAAGATTTCCATTCAACAGGCATTTTGTTATACAAATCAATTGCACTTACAAAACCTGTATTTCCTACACCTGTCTCACATTCAAAAGACAACATATTCCAAGAAGCTGCTACCTGAGGGTGTTCTTTTTTAAGATGTTCCAGATGCCACGGAATAAAAATTTCATTTTTAGACATTAATTTAATATTTTTATCAAAAGTAAAAGAATGATCTTCGTTGTCTTGTGGAGAAATGTAATTGCAATTTAATTTTTTAGCAAATAATTTAGTAATTTTTTCCTGCTCAAAAATATCAAAAAAACTTCTCCTAAAACATACTAAACCATATTTTAAAAATAAACTAAAGTACTTATCAATATTTTTTTCAATATCATCAAATGATAATTCATCCATATAAGCCTGTTTAATCATTCATAAAACCTTAGTTATTGTATAAAAAGATGGTGTAGTATATCTTTCTCCCGAGATAATACACTTTACACCGTGAAGGTAATTAACGTCCCCAGGGTGAGCAACCGCTAAGCCTGGTTCCGGCTTTACGACTAAATCGTAATCTGGATAGTACAGCTCTCCACCTTCAAAGTCATCATTATAGTAAATTAAAGAATTTATATCATACGTAGGAAAAGGATTAGGTCTTCCATCGTTCATCTGCTTGTCGGCATGGGGTCTCTGCTCCATCCCAGGACGCCATTTTATTATCACTGGTGGTCTTGTCGACAGTTCTACTTTAAAAGAATCTTCTAAACATTTTTTCATTTTTTGAATATATTTTTCTATAATATTATAAATGTCAATATTAATTCTTTCAAGTATGTCCCAACTGCATTGTCTATTAGACCAATAAGAAGCATCATATGTGCAGGTTCCATCTTCAGCATACTGATTTTCCCCTGCATCCATCCATTCAGAAATTGTAGGTAAAAACTTTTGTATAATTTTAAGATCTTCTAAGTCAACAAAATTTTTATATAATTTAATGTTGTTAATTTCTTTCCCAAAGTGCCCTGGTTTTATTAGAGATTCATCCATTTTATTACTCCAATGTAGCTTGATTTGCCCTGTGCCCTGTGCTATATTATATCATAACAAAAAGTCCGATTAGTATTGAGGAAAAAATGGAAATTTATAATGTAGAAGATCCAAAATTTGGTATAATTTTATATAGAGATGTAATGTCAGAAGACCTTAATCTCGTTAATCGATTAGAAGAAACTCTAAAAGATAGTGATCATGAATATTTTAAATGGAATACCGCTACGGTTGGATACAATACGCCTATGCCTGACTATAGAGATTGTGTTGACCTAAAAGTTGGTCCAGCCCATTGGCCTCATCTTCCTGAGGATTTAAAAGAAATTAAAAATATTTATGATGATACAGACGCAATATTAAAAAAGTGTCTAGCAGATTATGAAGCTAGATATAATTTTAAAATGGAATTTATGGAATCTATCAACTTTGTAAGATATGAAGTTGGACAACATTTCTCAGTTCACACTGATCACGGTTTTTCATATACATGTACCCTTTCTTCTCTAGTATACCTAAATGACGACTATGAAGGGGGAGAACTATGGTTTCCTTATATTGACTTAAAATTTAAACCCAAAAAAGGAGACGTGCTCTTTTTCCCATCTACTTATATATTTGCCCACGGAGCGATGCCGGTAACTGAAGGAATTAAATATTCTGCTGTTACCATGTTTGATTATAAAGATAACAATAAAGAATATCATCAAGCACTAAATACTAGCGATGGAACTAAGGAAGAATCTGGAGTTACCCTTAAAAAACTTTAAGATGACTAAAATAACCTTAACTAAAACTCATCAAAATCCACCAAAAATTAGTCAGTCTAGATTAAAAAGAGACTGGATGGATGAAACTTACAACAAACATGCTTACCGTTGTCTGCCTATGTCAGCTGCCAACGTTAATGGTTGGGAATTAATTCTTCAACAAGATGTTGTTATTCAATGGGATGGTGGAAATACTGTTCCTAGAGTTTTAGAGGGTGAGTTCTTGGATGGAAGACCAATCGTGATCCCTTCGATAATAGGGATTATTTCCTTTGCTACGGGATGGGCTATTAATACAGAGGAAAGTTACGACACTTGGATAACCGGATCTCCTAATTATTTTATTGATGGAGCATCACCTTTGTCTGCCTCAATACCTAGTTCTTGGTGGCCTGATGAATTCAATATGAACTGGAAGATAACTAAGATTGGTGAACCAGTTAAATTTGAAGCAGGAATGCCGTTTATGTTTTTTAATATTTATAAAAATGATCTCTTAGAAAATGCAGAATTAGTAGTTGAAAACCTTTGGGATAAACCAGAACTAATGGCTAAACGTCAATCATACGGGGACGCAAAAATGAAGAAGCTTCACGAACAACCATGGACCTGGATGAACGGGATAAGAACCGGTTTAGACGAAAATGGCAATTCCATAGGTCCGAAAAATGATGGCTTATTAAAGCTAAAGGAACCAAGTTCCAATTAGTTAATGATTATATCTTATTACTATAATGTAATAATCTAAAAATTTTAATTACAAAGTAAGGTAGTTTCATATGAATTTTTCAAATGTTTCAAAAGAGCAAAAATTACAAATTTATAACAAAAGAATAAACGTAATAGAGCATGAAATACTTTCTAGAGTATTAGAAATAGGAATGGATCCTGATTTTTTTGATCTCAATGAATTTATCAATTCTTTTGAATCAATAGATAAATCAGTTCATAATTACGATATCCAAATAGTTATCAATGATTTTGCTATTTCTTATTTGTCTATAAAAAATAAAATTAATCTACTAGAAAAAGAAGAAGATGGAATTTAAACTTTCTTCAGAAGAAAAATTATCAGTTTACAAACAAACAAGAAAATCTTTTGAAATGGACTTAGTTCAAAGGCTTTGTGCAGTAGGAATAGACCCAGAAGACTTTAATGCAGAAGAGTTTATTCCAGAAGAAGATAGAATGTCACATTTTTATATTAAAGAATTGCTGTTAAAAATTAAAAAAGTAGAAGAAAAAATATTACAATTTGAAATACTTGTAAAGTCAGAGGAAGAGTAAATTTTAAATGATCTATAAAAATACAGAAGATTATGACCCATCTCTTTATGCTTGTTACGCTATTACTTCTATCAAGGAAGATTTTGCAATATATACAGTTCATCCAAGTGGCTTAAGGGAGTATGAACACTATGACGTCTATGAGATAGGGAATAAAGCTTTAATAGCTTTTACTAAAATCTACACTTTAAGGTCAGAGTTTACTCTTAGAATTATTTCAGAGAATAACTCTGAAGATATAAACACAGAAACATTTGAGGCTCTTGACGATATTCTTTCTGGTGAATATAGTAAAAATATTCACACATTCATATTGCACAACTCAGTTGGTCTCATATCTAAGGAAGAGCACGGTGAGTGGCTTGGTTCTGCAGTAGATCCTAAAAGAAGGTGCGATGTAATAGATGATCACTATATTTCTATGCCTTTTCTAGATGCAAACAAAGAAAATGCTTCTGATATTTTAGATAGAACTTATTTAGGTAACGATACAGTCATAGGGTGGCAATTAGTTCTTCCGTCTATGTCTAACTTATATATAAATAAGTTAACTCATGGTGAGATGAATGATAGGGCATATAAAGATTGGCCGGGAAGAGTTTTTATGTCTCAAACTTTTCCGCACATATTAAAAATGGCATATCAATGGGCAGCGCTTGCTAATGAGCCATGGAATTCTAATGATACAATAGCCCTAAAGTGTAAGGCAGCTTTTGATGACTGGGATATCCCAGAAGATGCGCTTGAAGAAATAGTCAGCTACCAGCCAAGTACAGTGCTTGAGTACTATTTTAACGGAGATGAAAATCCAAGACAATCAATAAATGAACCTTCAGAAATTCCACCAAAGTTCAAGCAGTGGTTTATGTCGAAGATAAGATATAAAACTCTTTATTCATTAAATAATAATTATCCATTAGAAATAGAAATTCCTTCTTCTATGTTAAATAAAGAAAATGAATTCTTTGAAACTATTGTTAGTGGTTTTTTGTTAGAAAATGTTCTAGATCCAGATACAACTTCATGCGCTGATATATTAAAAATTATTTATGAATCTCCAGGTTATGAACAACTTAAACATAAAAATAACAGTGTAGATGATGTAATAATAAAATATTTTAGTTTTCTTAAAAAAGAAGAAAGAGAATTGGTAAAAGAATATCTTTTTTCAACTACAAAACCAATAAATTTTTCTGAAGAAAATAAATAGTATTATTATTAATATTATATAATTAGTAGAAAGAATTTAGTAGATAAATTGTTAGTAAAAGATAATATTATATAATTAGTAGAAAGAATTTAGTAGATAAATTGTTAGTAAAAGATAACTCGTTAAGCGACAGCTTGTATGATCAGGTATTAAATGATTCATCTTTTTTTCCTGAACTAATGAATCATGGAGAAAAAATAGCAGAACATCTAAATTCATACCACAATGAGAAAAGCGATTGTTTCGCCCCATATATGTTTTGGGATGGTTGGTGGAGAACTCCAGCTAACACATTAAAGAAAAAAGTTATTCAATCTCTATGGCAAGATTTAATGATTTGGAATCTAGATGATATTCTGGGATTTGAGTATTGGACAAGAACTTATCTTCCAGGACAATACTTAGATGTTCATGTGGATGAAGACACATTCCTTTACTCAGAGTCAAAAATTTTTACTGGACCAATATATGGCTGTGTTTTTTATGGTAAAGAAAATAAAGATGGTGGATTTTTAGAAATACACAAAAAAGCATTAGAAGATGGCAAAAAAAATATACTAGAAAAAAAATATATTAAAAAATATATATCTTTAAAAAGGGATAGAGAAAAAATAACCTACAAAGGAAATAGAGCTATTTTTTTTGACGCCGGTCATGTGTTACATAACACTGTAGGGTCAAAATCTGGTATAAGGCAAGTTCTTGTTATTAACATTTGGCATAAAGACAATCCGCCCTTAGCGTTATCTAATGGAAGTTTTTTCTACGAATAAAAATATTATTATATGGTATAATTATTATATGACTCAAGTAAATAATTCATTAGACATTTTAGGAAAATGGACACTATCTGTAAATACCCCATTTGGCGAAGAAGATTATGCATTGAATATAGAGGCAACAAATTCTTTTTTTTCCGGATCAGTGTCTCACGAAAAAGGCTCTTCAGTAATCTATGATGCTAGTTTTGTAGATAATACTTTTCATTGTTTTGTGCAAACAGAGTTTCCTATTAAAACAACCGTATCAATAACTGCAGATCTAATAGAAAATAATAAAATAGCTGGAATATTAAAGATGGACCAGTATCTAACGACTTCATTTATTGGAGTTAAATGATGTCTTTTTACAATTTTTCAGCTTCTTCAATACATGGAAGAGAAGATTATCTTTCTGAATTTAAAGGCAAGATAACATTAGTCGTAAATATAGCCAGCAAATTTGGTTATGAACCCCAGTGTTCAAAATTATGGTCATACGCAAGAACATGTAGGCAACTTGGACAATTGCAGTCCGTACATGAGGAGTTTAGCGATAGAGGTTTTTCTGTATTAGCATTTCCTTGCAATCAGTTTGGGTCAATGGATCCTGGTACTAATGAAGAAATAGCAGATTTTATTAAACAAAATTATTCTTTTGTTACTTTTCCTATTTTTGAAAAAGTTGAAGTAAATGGAAAAAATGAACACGAAGCCTTTGCCTTTCTTAAGGGTTATGAAAAAAGAGCTTATTCAGACTTTGCAGCAGACGGTAGTGAAGAGGCTCAAAAGGGTCAAAACTTAGCAGGCCAAGCAATGGCAAGAATCTCCCATAACTATGAAAAGTTTTTAATTAGCAGAGATGGAATGATGATATCTAGGTTTAACTGGCAAGACATGCCACTAGATGAAACTCCTAGAATTCAAGGTGCAGGGTGGACTATTAGGCAAGCTATAGATGAGGTATTGGGATAATGGAAGATAGTAGTTCTTTTTTTGAAAAAGATGAATCAAGAATGAGCAGTACTGCATATCCGGTATCGCCTCATTTTGATGAAGCAACCATAAAAGAAATAGCTGATTTTGAAACCGAAGAATTAGCACCTGGTATAGTTGTGATTAGAAATGCGTTTACGATAGACCAAGATTTAATTCTTGGCCACATAGATTCAAGAGCTGAAGAAGCACATAAAAATAGATGGTCATACAAAGAAGTAGATGGCGTTACATATGGAATCAATGAAGACGGATTTAAATATAGAATGGAAGATGTTCCAGCAGCTCCAGTAAGAATATTAGATCCAGTAAACCCTAAAACTGAAGAAGAAGTAAAAAATTTCTTTATTTATTTAGAAGATCAAATATACAAAGGTTTAATTAAATACATAGATTATTACCCATTAATGATTGGGTCTATTTGGTGGAAGACTAGAGGTCATATACTTAGGTATGGTGATGGTGGAATACTAGGGTGCCACGCTGATAACGACACAAATTACAAAGTGACTAATGGCGTTAGATACATGCCTAAGGGCATGGTCGCCTCTAGGCAGACCTGTGGAGCATTGTTGTATCTGAATGATTGCGTCGATGATGAAAGCGAACTAGATGGCAGAAACTTTACTGGTGGACATCTAAGATTTGTTCATTTAGGGGTTTCTTATAAGCCTCAAAAAGGAGATATTATATTCTTTCCGACAAACTACGTCGCAGCACACGATGTAGGAAGAATGGGTAACGGAGTTAGATACTCCTATCTAACATTTTTCGGTCAAGGATCGTCTGACATATCGGCCAATGTGGTGATATCTGAACCATCAGAAAGTTTTGAGTGGTGTCCCCCTGTGTGGTTCAATAATATTTATGACGATTACGAAATGTATTGCAGAACGCCTTATTCAAGATGGGAAAACAGATCAGCAGAATTTGGAGTAGAGGCTGGGTGGAATCCAGTTTACCAGGGTAGAGAAGTCACTCAATACTCACAAAGTCATGATATCGTTGAAGTTGATAAACAAGAGGAATTAAAACAATCAGATAATGCTTTCCCAGAAGGGCCATGCGGAACAGAACCTAGGTTGATATAGTGTTTGAGATAAAAGAAGAAAATATAGAAATGCATGATATGGGAATTGTTCTTTTTAAGAATGTACTTCCAATGCAAGATCATGGTTATATATTAGATTTTGCTAAAAGCGTACGCCTACAGGCTTTAAAGGATGATTTTACTTTTATTAACGACGATTTAGGTAATCCCTTGTATGCAATCAACAGAAGTGGACATAGGTATACTTTAGAAGATGTAGAAATTGCATCTAATCATATTATGAACTTTATGCACGAGGGGTTGGGTCAAGAGTATTTTGATTTCTTTAAAGCATGTGAGGATGCCCTCTACGCCTGCATGATTAGATACATAGAGATATTTCCCATGATGCTTACTTGTTTATGGTGGAGAACTCAAGGTCATATAGTGGGGTATGGAAAAGGTGCAAGATTTGGCAAGCACTGTGACAATGATGTTAACTACCAACCAGGAGCAGAACCCGATCAACAGTTAGCTATAAGAAATGTTTTAGGTGGTCTTATTTATTTTAATGATTCCGTTAGTGAGATTCAAGATAAACATGATTACGTAGGCGGTGAAATAGTTTTTCCTTACGCTAAATTTACTTATTTCCCAAAAGCTGGAGACGTTTTAATGTTTCCTTCTAATTACTTAGGAACACACAAGGTTATGGAATGTAAAGAGGGAGAAAGATACGCTTATGTTGGCTATTTTGCACATGGATCAAGTGATCCAAATAGAGGCGTAAATATCAGACAGCCTTCTGAAGTAATGGATAGCGGGCAAGTATGGATGCCAGATATAGTTAATGACTATTTGGAGGCAATAGAAAGAAAACATGCAAATACAGATCCAGAGTTAATGTCACTTTTAACTGAAGCCGCTAACAGGCCAATGACAAGCAATAATACCAATGAAGAAATTGGAAGATTATGATATTCAATAAAGTGGAACCAAAACACTTAGGTGGTGGAGTTGTAGTATTTGAAGGTTGTATAGATTTAGATTGGGAGAATTTACTCAAGAGATCAAATAACCTAATAGAAGAAGAATGGAACGAGATGTACTCTCCGGGGATAGACCCTGAAACTGGTGAAGAGATATACGTGAATAAAAGTGGGTACTTCTTTAATAGGGATAGCATTGACTTAATGCCAAAAAGAGCTAGTGCTATACACTACAAAGACAACGAAGATTTACTTGATCTTTTTTGTTTTATAGAGTCAGCAAAAGACAAATGCTTGTTGCAATATTTTGAATTATTTCCATTAGCTTACAAATGTGTATGGTGGAAAGTTAAAGGTCACATATTGCAATATCCAAAAAATGTTTATCTTGGTTCCCATTCCGATATTAGTGGTGATTATATATACGGCGTATTAGAACCTCAAGATCAATTAGCTTTGAGGAATGTTGTAACAAGTTTAGTATACTTTAATGATTCTATTGATACCGAAGAACAATTAAACGGTCAAAATTATATTGGTGGACATCATTATTTTAATTATTTAGACATAGATTATTCTCCAAAAAAAGGTGATATATTATTTTTTCCATCCAACTACATGGCTGCCCATGAGGTTAAGCCAGTTAAGGAAGGTTTTAGGTACAGTTATCTTGGATGGTATAGTCAGGGAACTCCAAATCCAGCAGTTCACGAATATGTAGCAGATCCATTAAAGGACCCAGAATTGTCAAAAAAAGCTACAAATGTTTACATGCCTACACTTAGGGAAGATTTAAAGAAGCATTTATTAGAATCTGGATACAAAGAAGATTCACCACAATTTTATATTACGAAATCAAATTATTAAGGATAGTTATGAAATCAAGACACATTGGAATGGGCGTAGTAATATGTGAAGACGTAATTGATGTAGACCAGAACTTTCTTTTTGAATATATTAATTGGCTTCGCATTAACGAAGAGAAAACTTTTACTTATCATGAAGAAGATGGCGAAAGGTATGCAGTAAATGTAACTGGTTTTAAGTTTAATTTATCAGATATAGAAAAAGCTCCTCAAAGATTTTTGGACACCAAAGGCAACCAGTCAGGTATTCAAGCTCCTCAGAAGTACATAGATTTTATAAATTCACTAGAAGATGCAATCTATGATGCCCTAGTTGAGTATTGCTGTTATTTTCCAGACGCAGCAACAACATCATGGTGGAGACCAAACGGTCACATAGTTCAATACAAAAATGGGCAGGGCATAGGTAAGCACTGCGACAATCAGGTTCCTCACGAATGGGGTAAGCCAACCGGCAGTCAAGTGTCTATGCACAATAGCTCTAGTATTAATTTATATTTAAATGACTGTGTTGACTCAGATGAGGATTTAGATGTGTTCAAATATACTGGTGGAGAGATCCACTTTCCAAATGTTCCAGCAACTTGGAAACCAAAAGCAGGATCAGTAGCAATATATCCATCTAATTATATTGGTAGACATGAAGTGCTTCCAGTAATTAAAGGAGAGAGATATGCTTACTTGAGCATTGCTTGTTATGGCACCTTTTTTGAGCAGAAAGAAATAGTGGGGCAAGAAAATCCAAATAAGTTTTGGATGCCAGAGATAATTAACGATGTTAATAAAAAAAGAACAAATAAACAATACACATTGTAGAATCGAAAAATTTATATGTATAGAGGAAATTCTTCTCAAGAAAAATTTGTAATAGAAATTTTTAATGGAAAAAAAGATGGAGTATATGTAGAATTAGGAGCTTTTGATTCTAAATTAGGAAGTAATACATTTTATCTTGAATCAGACTATGATTGGAGTGGCGTATCTTTTGAGATATCAGAAGATAGAAAACTTGAGTTTCAAACTAATAGAAAAAATCCTTGTTTTGGAGATGCTCTTGAATTTAATTATATATCATATTTTGAAAATAATAATTTTCCAAAACAGATTGATTATCTACAGGTAGATATAGATGGGGGATATCAGCATGATGGAAGACCTTTTGGTAATCATTATCTGAGCTTACTTGGTTTAATATCTCTTCCATTAACACAATATAGATTCTCTATTATTACCTTTGAACACGATGCTAATATGTATTTTAGAAACTCTGCCATGAGAGATGCTCAAAGAGAAATATTAGATAGTTTAGGATATGCGCTAGTCGTAAGAGAAAAACATGAGGATTGGTGGGTTGATCCAAATGTAATTCCAATGAATGATTTTAGAAAACATTTAAGATGGGAGACTTTATAAAAAATGTACCCAACAGTAATCGTAGAAAATTTAATAGAAGAAGATAAGCTTAATTTAATTCAGTCTTCTTTTCATGATTTAAATTTTCAATTAAATCCTTCTGCAAAAGAAGAAACATATTCAACATTGCGATATTTTCCTATAGGTGAAAGTTTTGCTTATTATGATTTTATAAAAAAAATAGATAAAAAAATAGAGAACCACATTAAAGCTCATTATTCCAAAGAAGTTGAATCATATACTGGGCAGTCAATAGTCAGGTATGTTGAGGGTCAGTTCATAGATATACATAAAGACTGGGAACCCAAAGATGAATGGGTTATTTTAAATAATAAAAAAACAGTTCATTTAAGTTCTGTTTTTTATTTCAATGATAATTATTCTGGTGGAGATTTAGTTTTTTATAATAATAATAAAGAAAAGTATTTTTTTATAAAACCTAAAAAAAATTGTGTTATATTATTCGACGCACTTCAAACTCACTCTACTATTCCTATTATTTCTGGCGTAAAGTATTCTTACACAAATTTTTATACTTTAAAGGATTAAAAATGTTTAATTTAGATTTAAGTTATAAAGAGATATATCCATACATACATGTATACAATAAGTTACTTCCATACGCTGATAACTTAGCAAGAGCTATGCGTAATTCCGAATTGCATAATGCAAACGGAGTAATAAGTGAATGGAAAGATTGGTTTATATTTGGAAAATATTCCCACATAAATAGTCACGATACTCTTGCAAGTTTCTATGAATCAGATTTTGATATTCAATTAAACATTGAGGAAAAGGGTTTAGTTGATATAGTAAGTCAAGCAAATATAGCAGCAATTACAAACTACATTACAAAATATAATATATCTCTTCCAGAAAATAGCTATATAGATAGCCCGAATTTTGCTAGGTACGACCAAGATGTTGATACTGGGGAGAGAAAAACAATGCAATTTCATACAGACTATGCTATTGGAGAATGGTATTGGCCTGGAGAAAAATTTTTATTGACATGTACGACTTACTTGAATGATGAATACGAAGGAGGGGAAATTGTATTTTCAGTAAAAGACGATTTAATTTTTTATAAACCTAAAGCAGGAGATATTATAGTATTTCCATCCGGCTCTCCACTATTTCCTGGAAAAGAACCATATTTTCATGCTGTGAAGATGGTTAAAAACCATAGCAAACTATTAATAAGAAACTATTTACGTCATACTGTAGGTCCAACACAAAAGTGGATAGATGGAGAAAAAGAATACGGAAAAGATATATGGTATGAAATAGCTAAAAAAAGATCTGAAGATCATAATTCAATCGCTTTATTTTATGAAGATGAAGAATTTGTATACTTAGACAATATTGATAAAACTAGAAAAATTAACAAATACTGCTCTGGATTAGTTACCACTCTTTATGGGATAGACGAGAAAGAGTACATAAAGAAGGATGGTGTTTCATATGAGTAAAATTTCTCATAGAATAAGTTTTTTAGTAAGTTTAAATAAAATAGATCTTTTTTGGCCTTAAAGCATGGACTACAACTAGCGTATTAATACTATTACTATAAAGCCAAGAGTTAGGAATAATACATGCTGTACAACGATATAATATCCTATAATCAACCTGGTGTAATTTATTCTGGAACTTTAGTTTTAAACATTTCACGGAATTAATGCTCCAGTTATTGTATCTAATGTTGAAATTTATTTTGGTGGAGATATTGACTACAGCAACTTCACAACAGTTGGAGTTTTGACAATTGAGTCAGTATCTACTGGGGTTATAACCATGGAGACTGGTCAAGAAACTGGCTATGGCAATTCGACAACGTTTGGAACTTTGACATTCCAGTCAGCATCTACTGGAACAGTAACCATGGAGACTAGCCAGGAACAGGCTGATATATTGATTGAGGCTAGTACTATATATATATCTGGAGCTTCTGCTGAGGTCACAACTGTATACGTGGTTTAATTTAAAAACCTTAATTTAAATATTCAACTGGAGATAAAATGTTAAATTCCGTTTTGGTAAACGATACGGTAAGAATTAAAGTTAAATTTGTTGACATTAATTCTTCAACTGGACAGCAAGTAGAGGTATCTCCTAGCACAGTTCTTGTTGTAATAAAGAATATTGATGATTCTATTATAGTAAATACTACTGCTACTTCTATAACTTCATCTGAGTATTATTACGATTTTACTCCTGCAGATCCTGGTCAGTATGAGGTAATATTTACTGGGGTTTTAGCAGATAGTACTCAGATAGTAGTTAAGCAAAATCTTTACGTTAGTGATGCAGACGTTGACTATAGACCCTCGGTAACCTTAAGGTCAGAAGAGGTGGTTACTTTTGCCCCAGATATTGATCCACTTTATATAGATCCAGAAGAAATTTTGTCATTTTTTCCTGATGCGTCTTTATTGGAAATTGGTGAGCTAGTTCATCATTATTCGCTAGAAGTTAAAAGTATATTTAATCTACAAGATATCGATGATGGATCTGAGTTAAACTTCACAATTCAAGAATACATTAAAGCAGCAGCTTGTTGCGAGTTGAGTAGAACATATGGTTTTGGTGGAGATGATGAGCTATCTATTAAGCTGGCAGATCTTTCAATTACAAACAGATCAAACCCAAGGCAATCTATTAATAGAGGCAATGCAACAACATGGTGTCAAATTGCAGCTGCTTTAAGAAAAGAAATAGTGTCGAAAAGAGTGGGCATGAGAGCTGTTATTCCAAAAGGTTTGCCCAATAAAAAGATTCATTCAACATATAAAACTCTTGACCCAGATACTGGTAAATTAATATACTTATCAGATAAAGAGCTTTATGGGCCAGGAAGAACAACTCCTACAGACCCGGATGACCCCATGCCAACTAGGGGTTTAAGAAAGTATGATTGATATAAAAAAAGCTTTTAATAAAATCCTTAGAGAATGGGGTCACGATATCCTTCTTCAGAGAAGATTAGATGACAACTTCATTTACTCTGATACATTTGAAAGAGTAACAACAAGACACTTTTTTCCTTCTTCCGAAACTTTGAGTCAAGTTCAAAGAGAGGATAAAGAAGGAGTCAATACCAATGTAGACTTAATATTTTACTTTGAAGCTTCTGTTTATCCAAAGCAAGGTGATAGAATATATGAAGAGTCAGAAATAAATATTAATGATCCAAATATTTACCTAATAGACTTTGCTGCTCCAGTTAAAGGTAGAATGGGAATTACTGTTTACTGGATAGTCGGAGCCACCAGAGAAAGACCAATGTAATGCTAGTCTTAAGTCCAAATGAAACTCGGAATATTTGAGTTTATCTTTAATGAAGATGGTGTATTTTACGACCCAACTAGTAACTCGACACCTTCTGATGTACTGATATCAATATATAGAGGAGATCTTGGTTCTGGAGCAACCATCGATGGTCCATATTCTTTTTTGTTTCAAGCTGCGACTCCGGGTGATACTAAAATAGTTAAGACATCTAATAATGTAGTTTACTTTGGGGACTACGGAGATATACCTGGATCTAATAACTCCACGGAGCAAGCTGTTAAATTTTCTTTTGAATATAAAATTCCAGAGAATTTGTTTCCGGGAAACTATTCTGTAGTTGCTACTACTGGTTATGATTCAGAAGTTATTCAATATGTAGCTCAATTTCAAGTTCCGCAGTCAAGTGCCGCAATAAATACTTTATATGCAGCAGGCGAAAAAGAAATTACCAAATCTTTTGTTCCAGCATTTCAAACAATGGAGCAGTATAGAACAAACTCTGTTTTACTTATTGGCCATGCAGATGGCGTAGAATTAAATAATATTAACAGAATTTCAAATATACAAGAAGCAATAGATCTACTTAAGGCTGATTTTAATTCACCGTTGTTAAGAGGGGTATTTGACGCATATGCGTCTGGGTGTAGAGATATTTACATATGTGCTTCGGCACCAATGTCAGAATATGTAGAAGACTTGAACGATAGACTTGTTTCCAAAGGCATCTATGGGCTTAATGATGCAACTCCATTGACTATGACATTCTATCAAAGGTATTACGATAGATTATCTGAAACTTATTCAATCATTAAAGACTATGATTATTTAGATATAATAGTTCCATTAGAAATAAGTTTTATTAATACAGGTGGAATTGATTTTCTGACACAACTTGCTTCATATTGTCAAGAGTTTCACAACAATAGTGGAATGATTCAGATTGGAATAATTGGTTCTAGAAATGGTGGAATCACATCTTCAGATATAGATACACTAGAGGCTGATAGTAGATTTATAAATAAATATACAATGTTTGATTCTGAAAACCAAATAATAGGCGATATGGGAAGATTTGTTATTCCAATCTATGGGGAACTAATAATGAACCATAGCTTCTTGACCATATCATATGTTTCAAGCGGTTCCGCAATATACGCAGGAATGCTTTCGTCCAATCCAGTTAATCAAAGTCTTATTAGAAAAATTGTACCGTCTGCATTTGGTTTAAGCGGAATATCATTAAGTCAAGCTCAAGTAAACCGTTTAGATAGTTTGGGTATTAATACATTTACAAAAAATACAAGAACTAGAAGAGGAAACTCTTATCAGACATACGTAACAAACGACAATACAGTCGCTCATTCAACATCTAATTATAGAAAAGCTCCTCAAATAAGACTTGTATCAATGTTAATAAATGAGATTAGAGCATTAACGAATAATACAATTGGAAAATTTGCGCCACAAAAAGCTTCTTCAGATGTCCAACAAATGTTACAGTACTTAAAATCAAATGGAATCATATCAGATTTTGAACTAGAAGCTTACATGGATTCGCAAATAAGAGGAAAAATGTATTTTGATGTTTCGGTTACTTCTAGCTTAGGTCTAAAGAAAATATCATTTAGCATATCGTCAGGTCAAGGTACTTAGAATGGCACAAAACGCATTTGGTTTTCCACTTCCTTCAATTAACGAAGTGTCAATAGACAGGGCTTTTGGTGCCCCTTTACAAGCTGCTGGAAATCTAAGTTATTTAGAATTCATATCTATAGTTAAATTGTTGTGGGAAAATTTACATCCAGATATTCCAATAGTTCCAACTCAACCAGCACAATACTCCACTTATCCATGTGTTGTTTATGGCCTTGAGTTAAGGAAGGCACATACTACGGAGCCAAAACCAAGAAGTAGAAATGTAGTCGAAAAAGATATAATGGTCTTTGGTCAAAGATTTCAAAATGTTGTTTCTTTTACTGTTACCACTAAAATGATGGGTGGGGCATCAAGGTCATCGGACTCTAATACTTTGGCTTCCAGATATGATGGAGCTGATGTTGCAGATTCGATAGCTGAAATATTTGAAGACTTTATGCTTGAGTATACTCCTGTTTTTAAAAGATTAGGAGCTTCAGAATTTGTATATGCTAGAAGATTAGCTGATTCAGAAGAAAATAAAGGAAATACTGATATAGTTAAAAGAACAATTACGTATATGTTAACTACGGAAAAGTTATTAGTTACATCAGTTGCTCAGATAGAACAAATAGCTATAGACATTAGAACATATATGGCTTATGAAAAAGAACTAGTTATAGAAAATACTGAAAAATCTACTCCAGACTTTACTGGAACAGAAGTGAATATTAGAGACTTGTATCAAACAGCTACTCCAGATTTTAATTGAGGTTGTTTTCATATGTTCTTTGTTACTATACATTAGGACTAGACCTAAACTCGCTAATCGGAGGTTTAAAATTCAATGGCTCTACCAGGTGTAAAAACAATAGTAAAAGATCGCTTTTATAGCATCTCAAGACAGGATACTCCTGTCGGCCCAAGAATATGCGTTATTGGCACACGCACTACAGCTGATGGCACAGGAAATGTTGCCGACCTTGACGTAGTTCAGGTTACCAAGGAATCAGATGTTATTACTGCTTTTGGTGAAGGTTCACAACTTCACAAAGCTTATAAGGAACTAGTTTCCGCTGGTGCAGATAGAATCTTTATGGTTCCGCTGCCAAGCAATACCGCTTATAATCATACTACTGGCGCTTTAACTTCTGGTGGAATTGATATTTTCGATGACGCTTTTGCAGCAGCAGAGGTATCAATGCCAGACCTAGTTATTCCTTACGGAAGAGGTGGAACACCTTCAGACTGGCAGTCTCCAGCAACCCCAAGTGATGACGTTGAGTATGGCTTCCATGCTGACAATACAACTGTGGTTGCAAACAACTGGGCTTATAAAGTTGCTACTAAAATAAGAGCCATTAGCGAGAATACAAATCCATGTATAGCAGTAATGGGTATTAGACCATACATCGGCACTGGCGCAACTCCTGCTACGGCAGAAGTAATGACTCCTGCCAATGTGTCTAGTCACATGAGTCTCACCAACCTTCCATCAAGAGATGCAGTTAGTGGTTCTGAATATGTTTGGGGCAATATTGGTAGATATGTAATTTTAGTCGCTGCAGAAGTTAAGCCAGTTAACTATTCTTCAGCAAATATTGCAGATTTTGGTTACGCAAATGGCGCAACTACACTTGCTGCTTCGTTGAGCAGAATGGCTTCTTATATTAGCCCTGTAAATAAAACAGTCTTCAACGTAACTAGACTTCGCTATAACCCAACTAGAACACAGTTGTCAAATGAAACTTCAACTGGAGCAGTAGACAAGGGCCTTAATGCAATTGTTCTTAACTTTAATAAAGTTCCAGTTTTTGCAGAAGGTGTAACTTTTGCACCATCGGTATCTGACTACACAAGAATTTCTACTTCAAGAATTGTTAATGAAGCATCTCTTGTCGTTCGTCAGGTATGCCAGAAGTTTGTTGGTGAAGCTTCAACAATGCAGGTTCGCAATTCAATGGAGACGGCAATTACTTCAGGTCTTCGTGGAATGCAGCAACTTGGCGCTCTCTTGGATAGCGACTTTACAGTTAGCTATATCCCAGCAGAAAACAAGGCACTAGTTGACCTTGTTGTAACACCGGCTTTCGAACTCAAGTCAATTGAGATTTCGATAGCAGTTAACCTTTAATAATTAGATAGGAGGGTACACAGATGCCTGGAGGCGAGTACTACGATTCACCGGTTAATAAATACCTTAACACTTACACCACCTTCTCTGGTGCAGATATAGTTGCTACTTTCGGCGGCAAAGAGATTGGTGCACTTTCGGGTATTACATTCTCAGTCACAAGAGAAAAAGCACCTATTTACACAATGGGTTCACCAAACCCAAGATCATTCTCAAGAGGAAAAAGAGGCATTGCTGGCTCTTTAATCTTCACTGTTTTTGATCGCCCAGCTCTATACCAAATGCTTGAAACACATCACGGTACTTCTCAGGAAATGAGATACTGGACAAGATCAAGCAACACACTTCCTGGTGATCCAAATCACAGAAGAGGAATTGCAGAGCATGACGATCAGGCCAGAGATGTTGTCAGCAAAGTTCCATATTACGCAGACCAAATCCCACCATTTGATATCACAGTCACCTTTGTCAACGAATACGGCCAAGGTGCAGTAAGATCAATTTATGGTGTAGAGCTTTTGAATGAAGGATCAGGGGCTTCAATGGATGATATTGTCATTGAAGAAACCATGACCTACGTTGCCCGTGAAATCGGACCAATGTATACCATTTCAAACAGTCAGCTTACAAGATTTGGCGGAAGCCTTTCTGATATAATTTCAAAGGATGCTGTAACTTCCAGCGGTCTTAATTCTGAAATTATCAGACCTTAATATTTAAAAACGTTAATTAAAAGCGTGGAGGATGACTTTGTTGTCCTCCACGTTTTTATTTTAGGAGTAACATGTATAGAGATAATGAACAGTTAAAGATAGAAAAAAGACAATTAGTAGATTATGCTAACCAAGTAGAATCTGCTAGAAGAGAAAGAGGTCTACCTGATCCATTCTCTAATATGTCTTTTGCCGGAGTTGATATTCAGGCAACAATGATACTGCCAAAACTCTCCCAACATATGGGAGATGGAAAATCAAGTGATGATGGCGATTTTATTGAACTTGGAGAATTACAAACAATATCATATTCTATACACAGGGAAAACAGTCCAATAAGAACTCTGGGTCATGTAAACCCAAGAGGATTTGTAAAAGGATCAAGAACAATAGCTGGATCTTTAATTTTTACAGTATTTAATGAGTATGCGTTCTATAGAATTAAACAGTTTAAAACAGCTATTGCAGAAGGAAATTATTCACCACTAGCTGACATGCTTCCACCATTTGATGTGGTACTAAGTTTTTTCAATGAATATGGTTTAGCTGCTAAAATGAAACTATTCGGAATTACTATAGTAGACGAAGGTCAAACAATGTCTGTAGATGACTTAATTACTGAACAGACATACACTTACATGGCAAGAGGAATACAGCCACTAATGCACCTTGATACAGCTGAAGATAGAAATTTGTATTCCAACAGTAAAGACGACCTAACTAGACAGGCTCTTGATCTTCAGGGTTCTACTAATTTTTTTGGTGATAGAATAGAACTGTACAAAAATTTTATTAACACAAGGATTTCATAATGGCAGAAAGAACCAGTAAAAGAAACCCATATAGGCCCTTCACTGCCTATATGCCTAATAACTTAAAAACTGGAGATAAAGACGGAAGAGATTTTTTTGACCCTTTAAATGCTGCCATAGACTTAGAGTGGGGCGGAACAAGAGAAGATCAAAAATTCAATAACTATTTTGATTACTTCTTTTCTGGCGAAGATGTAAAAGTTTATATTGATGGACTGTTTGATGATTCAGATGAAATGGATATTGCAGCTCTAGGATATGTCGTAAAGCAAGAGAAGCAACCGTTATATGGATTTTGGTCATATAACTATGATGCAATGATGCTCGGAACCAGACTAATTACTGGTGAGCTATCCATATACTCTAGATACCCAAGAAGAATGACTGAGATGCTAGAAAAAGCAGCTAAGGTAAGAAGCGAAAGTTCTAATCCAAACCCTTCTAGATCTGTCATTTCTACTCTTGGAGTTGATGCTGCAAGAAAAGATGATGAATTAAATATTGAAAAATATTGGCTTAACTCTGAATTAGATAGAATAACTGCAGATCCAATGATGAATGCAATGGTTGACACCGGTGATCCAAGTCATAATATCTTCAGCGCTCATCCGCCATTTAACTTGGTAATATTCTATGGATTAGAATCAAGTGCAGTAACAGATTCGTCTATTGCCACTTACGTTTCCGGTAATGAGGTTAATAGGCAGCTAAATTCAGATAGAATTATGGCAACAGATACTAACGAAAGAAAAACTTTTACTAGTATTAGCAGTCCTATGAAAATAGTTTTACAGAATGTAAATCTAGTTGCTATGTCTACGTCATACACAAGTGGTGGTCAGCCATTGGTCGAAAATTATCAATTTATTGCAAGAGACTTTTATTTTACAGATAAAAATACTGGCGATCAGCCACTTAAAGGACAAAGAGCATCAGTGCCTAGCAATTCTGAATCAGAGCAGTCTAAGTCTAGCCCTAAAGCTACCACTAAGACTGAAACAATTACGACTGGAACCAAAAGCGCTTCTCGCATTGCTTCTGAGTTATAATAAAATATTATTTATTTTGTTTATATTTTAAATTATGATATATTGTATATTGACAAGTCCATGCGCAAAAGGAGTAACTAATGTCAAATGAAAAAAAAGTAGTTATCACTACAGATGAGGCTACGAGAGATGAATACGGTTTTGATGATTACAAGATCATGTCTACCGAAGATGCAGATCAAGAGTATGTAGGCGAAAATGTAACAGAAGAACCTAATGACGATAATGCTTCGATGAAAGTCGAAGACTTAGATGATAATGAAGAGATATGGGAAGGCGGACCCAATGCTGGTCAGATTAAAAATTGGAAAAGCCTTCACGGAGATGTATACGTAACTTCAATTACATATGATAAACATATTGTATGGAGAACTCTTACAAGAAATGAATACAAGCAGCTAGTAAAAAAGATGGAGCAGCTTGTTCAAGCTGGTCAGCTTTCTTCAGCAGAAGCCAACCTTTGGAACGAAGAAGCCATTACCGAAATATGCTTGTTATTCCCAGCCTATGATAGAATGGCTCTTTCAAACGAAATGGCAGGATTGCCATCTCTTCTTTCTCAAGAAATTCTAGAAGCATCAGGCTTCGTTGCTCTTGAGGTTCGTCAGTTATAAATGATAGATCCCGAAGTTCTCATAGAACTTAAGCTAAAGTACGGTCCCCTTTTTGCAATTAGCATTAAGGGGATCGACCTGCTTTTCAGGGAACTAACGTTTAAAGAATTTGATGATATAATAAAAATCCAAGATGGTGGATATTTTTCTTCAGCAGATTCAGAAGATAAAATTTTAGAAGCAACCCTTGTTTACCCTGATCTAAAAGCCCTTGACAGAATTCCAGCTGGCGCAGTATCAAGTCTTTCTCAAGAAATACTAGACGGGTCTGGTTTTGCCTCAGCTAAAGCAGCAAAAAAAATATTAGATGAAAAAAGATCTAATGCTGGTCAAGTAAGAACTTTAATGAAAGCCTTTGTTCTAGCTACTATACATTCATATTCTCCAGAAGATCTAGACAATATGACCTTTTCTCAGTTAGCAGATAAAGTTGCTTTAGCTGAGAAAATTATAGAAGTAACTCAGACAATGAATGGAATCCAATCATCAGACATGAGGCTTGATCTAATAGATCCAGAAGAAGAGATCGAAAAAGAAAAAGCAAGAGCAGCTAATTATAATGCTCTGAAAAAAGAAGGCGAAGCTGTTTACCAAGATCCTGTGGCAAAAAAATTATGGGGATCAATTTAATCAGGAGGATTAAATGTTTAGGGACAAAGGACCTATTCAAAATATAGGATACGGCGTCTCATCAAGAGACATGCCTTCCAAGGAAGGGGAAACAGAAACCCCTAGTCCTAATTCTGGTTACATAGCAAAAGCTTTAGATCAACACCCAATAATGAGATTCTTGGGAGCAGCAGCAACTACAATGGTTGCTACTACAATAGCCTCAAGAGTCTCAAGAGGTGCTGGACTTAGACTTGGTCAATCTCTGCAGTCAGCTTCAGATAAAGCTGTAGGGGCAGGAAGAACTAATGCCACTTCAACAAGGCTTGTTAAATCTGTTAGAGATTTACGTGAGGCTTTTGATGAACTAGGTGGAGTATCTAGAACTATAGACGGAGTTGATGACCCGTATTCAAAAGTAGTTCATGAAGTAGATGGAAAACTTACTACTGGTTATGACCCTAAGCTTTCTGGAAGATACTTTAGAAGACCAATAAGCGCAGATGGAAGAAGAACAACTGGCAGAGGAAGAACATCTGAGTCAGCGGAAGTATGGACGCTTAGGGACGACATACAAACTAGGATGGTTAGTCTAGCAAGAAGGCTCCCATATGAACTCCCGGCAATGTATGCTACGCAGAGGGCAGTAATAGATCCACTATTTGGTGAGGATCAAGATAAACCAAGACTTAAATGGTACAACCCCGCAGACGTAATAAGCGATTTTGTTAAACAATCAACAATAAACTTAACAACAATGATGTTGCCATTTGAGGCAATAGGTGCAGCTGGTTCTGCAGGCAGAAGTTCTTTAACAACTTTTGCTTCTTCAATGGAAGACCTCAGGGCTCTATCCCCGCTACAAAGAAAAGCTGCAAATACAGCAATTGATCTAAGATCCCTACTTGCAGAAGTTGGGCAAGATATATCTAATATAACAGGTAAGGCATTAAAGTTATCTTCACAAACATCTGGAGCTTTTGCCGCTGGGATTGGCGAAGTAAAAAACTCGCAACCAGAGTTTGTTCAAAGTTTAAAGGCAGCTAGACATGGCGCCTCAGTAGCAGCTCAAGAAGCTTATAATAAGAATCCAAAAAATAGACTAAAAGTTAACACAGCAAGAGCTAGAGGTTTTTTTACTGGAGAATCAGATGATGGACTTGGCATTCTTGATACAATGCCAGGTTTTAAGGGTTTTAGATCTGGATCAGTAGTAGCAAAAAATCAATTTAAAGCTTTAGGAGTTGCTCATGATGTTGTGTCTGGCAGGCTTTCAGAACAGGCTGCACTTGGTCAAATAGTTCAAAAGTTTGGATATTCTTCTAGAGGCGCTCTTGATGACGCTTTATCTAATAATGCCCTAAACCTAAAGCAAAAAGGATTAGATGCCACTAGTGCAGAAAATCTTTTGCAAAAGTCTATTAATGCCGTTCAATCCCAACATTCAAGTAAACTAAGTAAGTTTGCACAAGGTTACCACACTCTAGGTAGAGGTGGTCCAGGAGACTTAACAACTGGAGGCTATTCAAATGAAGCCTTTAGGGGAAGTACGTTTTATAAAGGTCAATTAGAAGATGAATATAAAAATCAATTAGCTAGACATTTAATCAAGGAAAAAGGAGTAAATGAAACTCTTGCGGATAGATTTGTTGCCAACATAGACATTAAGCAACTGCCTTCAAGAAGATCTCCTTCTGACATTACAAATAGAATAACCTTAGGTAGAAAATCTACATTCACTGATGATGCAATGGATATTGAAGTCCAGTCATCTGGTTTCTTTGATGACATTCTAGAAAAGTTTAGAACTGTTAGAGGTGGAAAAGATTTTCAAGAAGCATTAGGGAGTCGGAAACGCTTTAGCTGACTCTATAAAAGAAATAGATTCCATGTTTCTTAGCCAAGAGTTCAGGAAGGATCTATCACAAAAAATAGCATCTAACTGGAATCAAGTTAGATCTAGTTACCTACCCCAAGCTGCATCACAAACCTTAAAGCCATCTAAACAAAGTTATCTTGATTTTATTGGAGATATTTCTGAAGGAAAACAATCTTTCCTTACTAGAAAAACTGCACAAACTCTTGGAATTAAATTAACTGACTCAACCGGTAAGTCATTATCGACAAGTGTACTAAGATCCGACATCGCCAAAAAGGGAATAGACCCAACTGACTTTGGATACATGAGAGATTTTCTTCTTAATCAAAGAAAATTATCAACAGGATTCTTTGGTGGTCAATCTAATATTCTTGGACTAAAACCAGTATTAGTTGATGATGCTCTTGAAAGAGGAGTCTTTAGATATCTTCCAGAAGAGCAACAAGCTGCAATCAGACAAATAGCTTCTGCTCAAGCAACGTTTGATCCAGTAACTGGAGGTCTCGGCAGTGCTACTCAAACAATGGGTCAAAGTGCAATTAAAGGAATGTATAAAACTAGGTCTGGAGAAATACTAGACTTTACTCAAGTTTCCAATGTTTTAACTAGAGCAAAAGATTTTATAGCTTCTGATTTTAAAATACCTATTGTTGGATTTAACCCAGCTGACATGCTAGGTGCGAGATCTCTTGCTGATGCAAGAAATTCTCCAATGCTGCAGTATGTAAGCTCAAGATCAGTTCAGCCATTTGTCCCTCAGGGCCAATCTAGGCCAGACTTTTTTCTCTTAAATAAGAACAAAGGAACAAGAGGAACTCTTACAGAATTTGGTGGAGCTTTTGGTGATAGAAGAATAAAAGACTTAGCTGGTCTCTATAGGCCAATTCCTTCTTCTAGTACAGAAATATTTAGCCGTGAAGCCAGAAATGCAACAGGGATGGCTGGCGAAAGAGTCGATCAAGTTGGTGGTCAAGTAGGTAAATTTTCTAGGTTTAAAAAAGCATTTGATATAGATGCAGAACAACCTAACTCTTTATTTAGACTTGGTAGAAGATTTAAAGACAGAGCTTCTGACATTAACAATAGTAGAATAATTTCACAAATTATTTCCTCTAAAGAACAAAGTCTTTCTTATGGCAGAGGTGTTAAAAAATCAAAACTTACTCTTGATAAAAATTCTTTAAATATTACTGACGAATCTGGAAGTATAAGGTATAACCAATCCGAAGTATTAAAAGCTGTTGAGTCATTTAGAAAAAGCACATTCAAGTTTAATATAAATCAAAAGATAATGAAGAAACTTGAAGATGATGTACCTGATTTATTTACATCAGCTGGAGTAAAAACAAGTTCCATAGCTAGTGGTGAAGATGTTAGACAGTCAGTAAGGTCTTTAAAACTTGATCAATCTCCAACTATCTCCACTTTGCGCAGTGGAGATTTTGACGTAAGGCAATTTCAAGGATCTTTTTCTAGAATTGAAAAGTATCTTGACTCACCTGAAATTAATGTCGATAAAGCAAAAAACGAAATATTCAGATACATAGCTCAAAAAAATCAAATGCTAAGACAGGTAGCACCTGCATCTTCTAGAGCAACTCATAGTACTGAAGACATATTTACTCAAGTATCTAAAATTACTAGAGATCTTCAATCACAGGGCAAAATAGGCTTAGACGCTGCAGTCGAAGCAAGAGCTTATGCTATATCTACCTTGTTCAACTTTTCTGCATTTACAAGCTTTGCTGGAGAAAAAACAGCAACACAGAATGCAGCTAGCGCATTAAGAAAGGTGCTAAACCTTTCTGAGAATAATGAAGAAATAAGATCATTATTTAATGTATTCAATAAGGGTCAAGTGTCCATGGTTGACACATCGATCAGAAGACCTCTTTCAAGAGTTCTACCATCTTTAAGCAGTAAATTTGGAACTGCACCTTATGAATTAAATGACATGTCAGTTAACCTTTTGGGTTCTGGTCAAAGTTATACTATGCTTCCAACTTTTGGAACAGCTTTTTCAAGAGATCCATTTGGAGCAACAAAAAGTGCACTAGGATTTGGAACTTATAAAAATCCAGAAAACTTCTCAAGTGGTTCTATTCCAATGTCTCATATGTTTGGAAGACTGAATAAATACTTTGGAACATTCGGCATGCAACTTGACCAAAGTCAGTATGGCGGTCCGGTAGATCTTTATATGCGTGGAATGATTGCAAAAAGAGCTCTTCCAATTACTGCCGTTGGAGCAACAGCACTAGCTGTAGATAGAACCATAGGTGGAGCAGTAAACGAAAGAGATGAAAAAGGCAACAGGGTTTACTCTCCGTTCTTCACCACAAAGGCTGCTAGAATCGCCGTAGAGGGCCAATCAATCGGTGCAGGCCTAATACCAGGGGGAATGTCGTATGAAGAGAAAAAAGAGCAATTACTTGAAGGCGAAGTTCCAATTAGGCAAGGAAGATATTGGCCACTTGGAACTACTCCATTTCAGGGTGGAAAAGTACTCTACTATAGACCTTCTTATTATAGAAAATTAGCCGAAGGAAGTGCATATACTCCGGAATCTGCATTTGAAAGTCCAATAGAAAAACTGGCTTTTGGGTATGACTTTTCTCCACTTAGACCTCTTGATCCATATAGATTTGAAAGAGAAAATTATTCTGATAGACCTTATCCTGTAACTGGAGAATACTTTACTGGGCCATTTGGTCCAGCTACATCTGTTGCAAATCTTACAATAGGAAGATTATTAAAACCACAAGTTCAGATGCATGAAAGAGAAACTAATGCTGCTTTAGCTAACTATGTTCCAGCAGGAGAAAGAGGTGCCTACAACTCTGCTGGATTATTAACTTCAGGAAAAGTTACAGCGTTAAATACTCCAGCATCACAGGGTTCCTACACGTTATCAATGCAGGCGTCTGGGGGTTTTGCATATGGTGGAAATGATGACATAGGGCAAATTAACGCAAGAATGGTTGACGCAGCAGGGCCAACTGCAACTGCATCAAGAGCTGTTCTTGGTCAAATAGGCGCTTATAACCAGCAATTAAGAAGTGGAATTTCTTATGGTCCTCCAAAGGTATCAGGAATTATTCCTCCAAATATTATTCCTGTTGGTGAACCCATATCCTATGGGTCAACTCAGTTTCAAGCAAGCGAGCTAGGTTATAGACTTCAAGAAACAGCTGGTATCTATGGATTTGCATTTGGATCTCTTAGAGAGGGCCTTGGTTTTGGAAATCAAGATATGTCTCCTCAAGTATCTGTACTTCAATCAGCCTCTAAAGGGTACGGTACTACTAGAGCTTTTTGGGATTTGAACCTTGGTGGTTTAGGCGACCTTCCAACTGCTGGCGAAGGGCCAATGGGTAATATTGAAATTTCTGAAATAGTTAGAAGATTCATACCAAAAGAAAGAAATGACGTTACCTACTTAAACCCAATTAAAAATACAATGGGTCAACAATATCCTTTCCTTCCAGGCGCAGATTATTTTACTGACTTTACTAGAGGTGACCCATACACTAAGGTTCAAGAGGGTGAAATAAGACTTCCTGGAACAGGCTATGAAAGATTTAATACTTTATATGGAGATGAAACAGGAAGGTATGGTAAGGTAAATCAGTTAGACATATTAGCCGATGTTGCGCCTTATTCAACTCAATTTAGATCTTTAAATAGAACTATAAAAATGGGTGATTTATCTCCGGCAGAAAGAATAAAAGTTGACGAGATAAGAGGACAGGTAGAAGACACAACTACCAAGTATCAATTCAGTCCTTATAAGTATAAGGGTACAACTCCAGAAGAAATGGGGATGAATCCCGCTCTACACACTTTAAACAGAGCTGGTGAATATATAGCTCACAGGGATACTTTTTTTAATACTAAATTTCTACAAAAAAGAACTGCAGTAGAAGATTGGGAAAGAAAAAATGTTTATGGAGCAACTTTTCCAGAATGGCAAAGACCATACGAAAGTTTTATAGAACCCCTATTGAATAGAGCTTCCCAAAGAGATCCAATTACTGCTACGTTGGCCACTGGTGCTGCGGGATCTCTTTTTGGTAGAACTGCACCAGGCAAAACTGTTGGATCAATCGTTGGTGGAATGGCTGGTTTTGCAGCATCAGCAAAAGGTAATATAACTGAAGCATTAACAGGTCAAAGAGTAATGCCAGAAGCTAGAGTAAAAGAAATAGCCTTAGAAGAATATATTGATATATTAGGATATGTTAAAAATACAAGTTTAGCTTCAAAGTACCAAGCATCAGGGGATTCAGCTTCTGCTGCCACATTTCAGTCTGCAGCAAAAAGAACAATGTATGGTGCTAGTTTAGAAAATTTTTCTGTTGAGAATATATCATTAGCTGTTCCAAAAAGAAAAAGAGAACACTTTAAAGCAATGGTTCAAGAAACTGATCCAGAGCAAAGAGAAAGAATACTTTCTACAGCAGGAAGATTAGAGAGAAGAATCTATCAAACTGCATGGGGTATGAAGGTAGAAGAAAAACCAGATTTAGCTGAATATTTTAGTAGGCATGAACTTCCAGATCAACACTGGGAAGGCTGGCATCCAAATACCAATTTAGAACATGTTAAAATTAAAATGGGTCAGCAGATGGGTCTTGAAATGTCTCAAATGGGTTACTATCCACAACAGATAAAAGAAGCTGATCTTACTAATCCTTCATATCCATCATTCTTTGAAAATACAAAAGAAGAAGATGTTGGAGCAGAGTTAAGAGCAATGATGTCAAGAATGGGTGTTTCAGGAAGCGTGAACGCAAATAGAAATCCATATGGATCAAGCGAAGTAAATATATTCTCAAACCTTAGGTTAGTTTAGTATGTTTGATTTTCTTAAAGGGCAAAGAGCAAATACTAATGTGTCTCTTAACTCATTGCCAGACACCACTTACAATCCAGTTAACCTAGCTATGCATCAGCGAGCTCTAAGTGGAACGATGTATGGTCTAGGTGGAATTGTAAAAGCAGATGTTATTGATGGTGTTGTTAAGTTTGTTTACGCTAGAACAGGTGAAGCTTTTTCTACAGTAAGAGAAGCTTTTAATAAAGCCAGTACAGATGGGGTTACGACTTTTACAAGGTTAACCGGAAGGCTTGAAGACTCATCATTAAATATGAGGGGTCTTGGTGGAATGGAACAAAGGCTTATCGACATACAAAAAAGACTTGGAACTCTATCACAAAATACATTAACAGAGCTTGGAATATCCGATCCATCTAAATTATATTTTGAGATTGGAACATTTAGATCAGTACAAGGCAATACTCAAATAAGTAATAAGATTAAAGAAGGTGTTGTAATTCCAGATGACGGTGAATTTAACTTACTAAAAGTTTTTGTTGGTGATCCAGGCAAAGGTGCTGCATTGTCTTTTAAGCAAATATCTGAATTGTTTAGTCTTACGTCTGACGATGTTGGTGGAATATTTGGTAGAGAAGAGTTAATTAAATCTCTTCAAAGCGGAAAAACTGGTTCATTATTTTCTAAAGTTGGAAAAAGAGTTAGAGGAGCAATAGGTCTTAGGGATATTTCTTTAGCTGGAGACCAATTAAAAGAAATGTTAGGACTAGCTGGAATACAAGGTGATTCATTAAATGAAACAAATGTAAAAATATTTAATGTTTCCAAAGATCTTTCTCAGATTACTCAGAACTACGAAAGACTAATAAACGATCCTAATTTTGCTAACATAAACAAATCAGATTCTTTAAAATCACAGTTTTTAATGCAAGGATTAGACGAAGAACAAAAAGCTTTTTATGGTGGAATTGTTAATTTTGAAGATTTAACTGAAACACTTAAAACAACAACTTTCTTAGATAAACAAGGAAAAGTTAGTGCTAGAGGTTCTGCTGCTCTTCAGTCAATATTATCTGGAGTAGATTCTCAAGATGACCAAGTTAAAAGTATGAAATCAATTTTAGAAAGTGCTTTTGAATCCCAGTATGACGGAACTTCAGTTATAAATTCAAAAGTTTTTAATGCAATGTCAAAACAAATGAGGTCAGAGTTAACTGCACTAGAAGCTGCAGTAAGATCTGGTAGTAGCAGTCCTCAGATAGAATCTAGAATTACAGAACTAAGATCACAGCTTCAAAACATGACTCCAGATAATTTTCAAGCAATAACTAGCAGAATATTTTTTCAAGATAATAATACTCCAAGAATGGTTAAAGCAGTTGTTGATCAAGCTAATCTTAGAGGTCCACTAAGTAAGTATGCATTAATTACTACAGACGTAGCAGTAAAACGTGAGACTGCAATCATGCGGACAAACAAGTTCTATAAACTTAGTTCTTCAGGGAGATCCAAGCTCAAAAGTTTTTTACGATCCACTTGCTCCAGCGTTTCATGGAAATGTTTTTAACAATGAAACTACTCGTGAAGCTCAAAATAGAAGAACTACAAGAGTAATAAATTCTCTTCAATCTGCATTAGAAACCGGAGAAATTAGCCCAGTTCTAAGAAAACAAATTTTTGAAGGAGCTGAAAAAAATCTATCAGAACTTCCAGCAGCAAAAAGATCAAGCGCTGAAAGACAAAGACTGTACATGAGGGAGTTAAAGGGCGCCATTGAAAGTGGTCTAGACATAAGAACAATGCCTCAGCTTTTTAATTATCTATTTAAAGAAGTTCAATCAAATTTATATAGAGAAAAAGATGGATTCTTTCAGCCAGCATTAGAAGATGCATTTAGAGTAGCTATTGATACCGAACAGTCATTCTACGGTGGAAGAACAAGCGCAAATACACTTGGGCCAATATTAGGCTCTGGAAGAAGGTCTATTAATGTTAAAGGACAAGCAATAGATGCTCTTGAATTTCAAATGCAAGGTCATAAAATGTTGTTTGCTGGAAACGCTGCACTTAAATTTAAACACGCTCTTGGTGGATTCGACTTAGACGACGAAGGCATAGTTATGCCCAGGGTCTTTCAAGATGCTAGTGGAAATCAAAGGTTAAGTACATTTATATTTCGTCAGCCAACTGGACCAGCAGAATTTATTTTTGCAATGCCAAAATTTGGTTCTTCTGATACCATTAAAATGTTTTTAGAAAATAACGATGCCCTTATGGAGCAATTAGATTCGGTAAAAGATCAAGATCAAATTTTTGATTTAATTAACCGCTCATTGACAGCTAAAGGTACGGACAAAAAAAGCATAGACATACTACTAGCCAATTTAGCAGAGTCTGATTTAGTTAATCGACCAGACAAAGCTGGCTCAGTAGAGGATGCAATTTTAAAGTTAATGTCTGGAGCAGAAACAAAAGGTTTATATACAAAACAACTTATTAAACATGATGACCAAATCATGGAAATGCTAAGAAGAGAAGGAGGAGGTGTAGCCTCCCCTCTTGAATTGACAAAAGAAAAAGTAGAAGAATTAATATCAAAAGGTTCTAAGTTTGTTGATGAACAATTTTTAGTTAATCAATATAACTACGGGTCTATATTGAGAGTATTTAAAGAGGCAGGAAAGTTTAATTTTCTTGATGAAACACAATCAGAATTAAGACAATTTTTTGGTGATCAAACAGGAAAAATATATACCCAAGAAGAAATAGGAGAAGCACTAAGTACATCAAGTGGTCGCAAAGCAAGAAAGCTTCAAGCTATTATTGAGTCTGACTACCAGAAAAAAGCTATAGAAGCTCTTTCTAAAAAAGAAAATATTGGTCAGTACATTAACAAGATGTTAATAGCAACAGCTTCATCTGATCAAGAACAGAACATTGTTGATAAGCTAAGAGCTAAAGGCTTAGGATCTAGAGTTGATGACATAATATCTAAAACAACCGCAGGAATTATTTCCCCATCTGATGTAGTTGATATTGTAACTAATCTTTCTGGAGATCAATATCTTCTTGGAGAAGCTGCAGTAGGTAATCAATACCAGGTTCTAAAAGAGCTTATGGATAACAATGGACCAGAAGCAACTCTTGCAGTTGAAAGAATTCTTAAGCAAAAGGGTTATCAAGATGGAAAATCACTTTCGCAAAATGTTGCTGACGCAGCAATACAGGCTAAGTTCGAAAGAATAGGAAGACTTAGGGCAATGGCACTTGAGGCTGGAATGTCCGGAGAAGACCTTGCTGGAATAGATCCAGAATTTATTAAAGCAAGACTTAAAAGTCCAGACGCTTTAAATATGGCAATTGATTCATTAAGAGAAGGATTTGTTAAGGAAGCAGGAAACACGCTTCAAACAAATGAAGCAATGAAGAGTTACATCTCTGAAATTGATTTAGCTAAAAAAGCAAACGATTCTTCAGAATTAAATGAACAGGTTATAAGAATAGCTGGAATGGCAACTGATAGCAAATTTGCTCACGCAAGTGCTATGGCTAAAATTGGAAAAAATAATAAAGATGCTGTGGACGCATTGTCTGATTCGGTAAATGCAAGAAGGACAACTCAATATCTTGGAGAGATTAATACCTCTAGAGAAGCTACTACAATAGCTGAAAATATACTTAACGAATATTCAAGACTATCTGCTGAAAGTGAAGATGTTTTGTCGAATATATCAGCTAAGACTGGAGCTGAATCAGAGAGTTTTATTTATGAGGGCCTATTAAAGAAGCAACAAATAGGAGAGCAGCTAAGGTCTATGATTTATGCTGGCGTGCAAGGAACTCAAAATACTACAGTTCAAGACATATTGGATAATATGGAGAGACTTTCTAATACATCTAGATTTAGAGGCACAAGGGGTTACGAAGGATTACTAAGTGGAACTGGTGACGAAAATGATATTAAAAATTTAGTTTATGGATCTCAAAGAGCAAGAGAGTTAAAGTTCTTAAGAAAGCAAGAAAATATAGAATCTTTAGCAAATCAACTAGATGACATGATAGCTCAAGCTAATGCAATGAGTCCGCAAGACAGAGCAGATATCTTAAGACAATCAAGAGATGTTCTAGAATCACATGTAAGAATGAATACATCGAGAGTTTCTGATGACCACAGACTTGCAGCAGCTTTTATTGCCGCCTCTGAATCAGAAACTGGACTAGCTAAGATGGGTCTAGATGAAGACACATTACTTATTTCTAGAAGAATATTACAATTTTCTAATGCAAGAAGATATCTTAAAGATACCGGGATGGAAGATATCTTATCTTATTCTGGGACTGGTGGAATCGATTTAGACGACAAAGGCATAGATCAAGATGTTAGGTCTAGGGTTTTGTCTGGACTAACTGAGTCTGATCAAGAGGATGATCTTACTAATTTAGCTCAAGCAAATCGTGGAAAATATAAAAGGTTGACAGACTCATGGAGAGATGGAAAACTTGGTGAAGCATTTGATAATCCAATAGTAAAAAAATCAGCCTATGCTGCAGTAGGTTTAATTGCAGCTAGTTTTATTTACTCTGGTTCAAAAGATAGAGGTGAACAAGAAATATCAGGTCCACCACTTTTGCCAGGTGGATCAGCATATGAAACTCTTCCTCAAAGAACCCCTCAGATACCAGATGCTTCTATGTTCTCGGGTTATAAACCAGGAGTTGGATATTCAGTTCACATTGAAGGTTCAAGAAATCAGATAGAAGCTTTTGGCAATAGTGCAAGATCCGTTGCTAAAGGACCAATTAACAGTACTATGTCTAGAGGACTCCCTCAATTAGGTAGAGATCCCTACTCAGAAGTAGCTAGCTCTTTTTAGGTGTTGATATGATTCTTGGTGCAGACAATCAAAATAAAAATTTAAGAATAGCATCAAATATTAAGTCGAATCCAAATACAAAAACAAGAACAGCAAATCACTACTCAGCTTCAATCTCAACTTCTAAGACATCAGAATTTTCTAGTTCTGCAAGAACGCAAAGAACTACAGCTCATCAATCTAGAAGTAAATTAAATGATGGCAACCCAGATCCAATTAGAGGGTCTATGGAGGGTCTAGATACTGGTAAGTCAGCTCATGTTCAGATGGACAATAGAGGTTATGATGCAACTCAACTTCAAACAGCTAGGTATAAATCTAAAGATAAAAACTTTAGCACTCAAAGGGGTGCTAGTTTTCTTTTTACAAATAAACAAAATCAAGGTATAATTAATAATTATACAAATGAAACTATGACTGGTAGCTCCAGTAATAGACTAAATCAATCTCTTAATATTAACGGAATGTTTTAACTATGGCTGAACAGGTATTAAATACAGAAGTAACAGAATACATGAAGGGCCTTACGCAGGTCGAGATTGAAGCAATTATAGCTGATGTTCAAGATTTATTTGATTACTACTATGAGCCTGGTTTACAAGCGATAAGAACAGCAATTAATAATGATCCTAATGTTGGATGGAAACAACAATTTCTAAACCCATTATCACAGTTCAATAGTGCATATTTCGAATATGATTATTTAGAAAATGGATTAAATACACGTATAGAAACGCAGAATGGTCCATCAAGTGCTACTCAAGATAGAATTAAAGACCTTTATAATATTTATTTTAAACCAATAAAAGACGCTGGAAAAGGCATTACTAGGACAAACCCAAAGGTTAAGTCTAGTACTGGTGGATTAAAAACTACAACTGGTCCAACTTATCCAGTAATGAGCGCTGGAATTCTATCTTTTGGCGAAGAATTTTACCCACCAAATCTTTATAAAAGAACAAACTTATATCAATCGCTTGGTTCAAAAGATACATATTCCGCAATAGCATTTACTGACTACATGTTCAGGTATCTTCTTAATTCAGAATCTACTAAGGAGCCTGAGGTAGAGAAATATGTAACACAATATATAGCAAGAAATTCAGACCTTCCAGGTAAAGATTTGGGGATGGTCTACAATAGACTTTATAGTACAACTATAGCCGGAACGCTAGCTGCATTAAGAGCTGTAAAAGAAAAATTACAGAATTACAATGCAGAAAGTCAAGATTATAAATCAAACCCAGAATCATCGGTAGTCGAAGGTGCCAATACAACATTTTTAGAAGAACAACTAAATACAATTTTAGGAAAGTGGAAGGTTACTTTCGAACTTGATGGCTATCTGGCAACTAAACTTCCGTCAAGCTTACTTGACAAGGAATCGCCATTCTATGATCCATCAAAAATAGAATCAATTAAAAAAGGTTTTTATAATTTATTTAAACCATCTGGCACAGCGACTATCCCAGCAAATGAAAAATATGGCAAAAACATATGGGACAAAATACGCACTAGTGGACTACTAGATCTAGCAGTTAGTGCTGGGTCTATAGCTGAATTTGCTCAAAAAAGATTTTCAGTTGGATCAGA